GGGAACCGACGGTATGCGTATGGGACGGATGCGTATGCGCGCCAGACGGCACGAAATTCCGCCCGCCGATAATATTTCCGTTGTAGTCTATCAGCGCGAGACGGTCGCCGCGCGCAAGACCGTGATTGTGATTTTCGCCGCCGTCGCCGCCATTGTCTGACGAATTGTACGTGTTGCTGCTGCGCAGACTTGTCGCGGAGGACGTTGTTCCGCCGCCGGACGAGGTTGTAGACCCGCCGCCGCTGGATGTGGTCGAACCGCCGCCGGATGACGTTGTTTGTCCGCCGCCGCTGGAGGTTGTCTGCCCGCCACCGCCGCCGATTGCTTTTTCATACGCGCGGAATGCTTCAAACTGGATGTTTAACAGCATTTTGTTGATACGCACGACGGAATCAGAAATATACAGTTTCAGCGTCGCCGGATGCGTTGCGTCGGCGTTGTCCGTGAAATTGTAAATCTGCTGATTCGTCGCGCCCTGCGCATACGTTTCGTTGATGAGGGCGCGGTTTTGCAGTTCCGAAATGCTGCCCGCAATGTCCTTTGACTTGTTGGCTATGGTCACGGTCACGCTTCCGGGGTCGCCCTGCGCGTCGCTTTTCTCCACGCTGACAATGCGCGTGCGGAGGTTGATGCCGTCGGCTTCATCCACGACGCGGACGATCTCGCCGGGGCGGAATTTTGAAAACGTGTCGCCTGTCAGCCTGTGAAGGTCGATTGCGCCAATCTCATAGCTGACATATGGGTTTTTCAGTTCTGCAAGCATCTGTTCCGCGTAGCCCTTGAGGTTTTCCGCGACTTCATACCGGCTGTCTACAAGGATGGTCGAACATAGCCCGTACTGCTGAATGCTCATTGCATCCTCGACATACGGCTTGCCGCCGTTCACGCCCGCAATGGTCAACTGATTCACGCCCTCGCCGTAACCGAGGGCATAAATGCGGTTTGCGATGCCGGATGCGTCCACGGTCTTTTTCATCGAGGTCATGTTCTTCGCGTATCGGACTTCGCTTTTCATCGTATCCGACGGCGCTACAAGCGAAATCGTCCACGGGTAAACGGTCGTGTCCCATGTCCACATATATTCGCTGTCAAAGCATTCCGGCACGGCGAACAGCGCCGCAAGCACCGTTGAATTTTCCCAGTTGTACTCGAAATACCGCTTGAAATCACAATCGCCCAAAACCCAGTTGCGCGTTGTCTGCCGCGCAAGCACGTAGTTCAGCACGTCGGCGGTCTTGATGCCGCCCCCGCCGTATTGATGGTACTGAAACAGCACGTCGGACAGGAGCGTAGCAAGGACGTGTTCGCAGTCATAGAACCGCGTCGCGCCGTTGCTGCGCTCCAAATCTTCCCCGATGATGCGAAACAGGTCAATTCTTTCGTCGCCGTCAAAGATTTCAACGAAATTCAACGGCTGGCAATAGGCGTTCTTGTCATCGTCCGCCGGAAGCGTAAACGTCGCCGTCCATAACGAATTGATTTCCAGCGAATAGCCGACGGAAACGGCGTTGTCAAGGAACGCAAGGCGCTTCATGTTGCGGTCAAAAATCTGTGGGACTTTCATTATAGCCACCTGTCTTTCCACAAAACTTTAATGTCCGCCGTCGTGCCGCCCTCTACGATAATGTCGTTTTCGCCCGGTTTCAGCTTGAAAAATTCGCTGTCATCGCTCAGAAGGTCAATGACATTCGCACCGTTCAGCGTGATCGTCATGTGTCCTGTGTCAATAATCAGTTCGTCACCGGCTGTCATGGTCAGACCGGGGAATTGCATCGTAATCGAACCGTACGTTGAAACGCCTGTTGCGGTCGCCGTCGCTACGGCTTCCGCCATCGCGTCAAAGAACAGTATGCGGATGTAATCACCCACGCTGGATGATTCTGCTTCTGCAATGGCAGACGGCAGCACGACGCGGATAATCACGCCGCGCGCTTCTGCAACCGCTTCGACCGCTCCGTTCAAATGCCGGATGATCTTGACCGCCGCTGACGCATCCGTTTCCGCGTTCGCCGTCGCAAGCCATTCAAAGACAATGGACGATGAACGGTTAAACGATGTTCTGTTGTATGCAGAGCGGTTAAACATGGTCTTGCCCCCTTATGACAGCGTACAGACGATTGCCCCCGTCGAAACCGTGATTGCGTCGCCGCTCAACACATTCTTGCTGCGCGAAAACGAGCCGTACCAAAGCAGATTGCCGCTTGACTGTGCATCGTAGATGCCCCAATACGCGACCGTGCCGAGGTCTGCGGTCATCGTGCCGAAATCGACGGCAGCGCTGTTTGTGACCTGTTCTTTGCCGGACACAAGCGACGGCGTACCGAACGTGATGATCTTGCGGGCGTATCCGCCGCCGCTGACTTCCGTGCCGTTTCCGCTTGCCGTCGGGTCAGTCAGAAACAATGCAAGGTAGTACGTGCCGCTGCGCAAGGATGTGTTCAGTAGACTTGTCGCGTGGACGTTTGATAATGCGCTCATGTTGAAATACCTCCGTTCTTTAATTCACCTTTAACCGCGTAACGGTCAAATTCGTAATTGTGCCGCGCGCTGTAATGTAAATCAGCCCGTCGGTTTCCTGCGTGCCTTTTACGTTAATCGTGACCGTATCCGGCAGGGAAACGGACTGCACGGCTTTCTGGTTGTAGCCGATGGATTCCGCGAACGGCTCACACAAAAACGTAACGCTGCAATGCCCGGTAACGGCAATCTGTTCAATGCCGATGCCGTCAATGACCTTTGCGCTGTACGCCTTTTCTGGTTCGTCATCGAAAATAAGCAGACCGTCGCCGGAGAGCCATTCCGCGACGGCGCGCGCCGTCTGCCGAACGCCCGCGTATGCGTTGCCCGCTCCAACAAAAGCGACTGTGCATGAAATCTGCCGGTTGTCGTAGCCGTCCGCAATGTCATACGTGCCGGATTTGCCCGGAATCTTGTATTGTGTGATTCGTTTTGCCGGAAGCAGCGTCCTGTCATCGGACTTGAATACTACGCCCATGTCCCGGCTGTGTACGTTGTTGAATGTAAATCCAATCATTACGTAACGACCCCCTTGCTGCGCGTTTTCGTTTTCTGCATATTGTAGAGTTCCTTTGCAACCTTCTTCACGTCGGCTTCTTCCCGCACTTGCAGCGCCGCAATGTGGAAATGATTTGTAACGGTCGTTTCGCCGCCTGCGGTCGTGCCTGCTCCCATACGTCCGGCGTTCAGGGATGCCGGAATAGACGCGGCAACTTCCTGAATGGTCGCCCGCGCGGTAAAGCCCGTTTCAATGTCCCCGATGCCATCCGCGAGGGAAGCGTTGACCTTTGCCATTTCGGACTCGACTTCCGCAATCATGCCCGCCGCCATATCGTCAACGGCTGCAACGGCTTTGTCGCCGTCTTTGTCGATTGCGCCCGCCAGACCCTCGACAAGCATAGACCCCACCCATGCCATCTGTTTTGACGGGGATGCGATGCCGAAGAAATCCTTGATTCCGTCCCAAATGCCGGAAATCCAACTACTAACCTGATCCCAAAGCCAACCGGCAAGGGACTGAATACCGTTCCACAAGCCGCGCACAATGTTCGCGCCGACTTCCGTTACCTGTGAAATGCCCTCTGACAGCGCATTGACGATGCCGGTAATGATCTCCGGCATTGCCCGCACGATTTCCGCGATGATCTGCGGAAGATTCGTAATCAGGGACGTGAGCAGCTTCACGCCGGTTTCTACGATAAGCGGTATATTGTCTGTCAAAGCCTTTACGATTGCAGAAATGATTTCCGGAAGCGCTTCGACAATGGTCAAAATGATTTCCGGCAGATTGTCAATCAGCGCCGTAAGCAGCTTGAAACCCGCGTCAATGATCTCCGGCAAATGCGTCAAAAGCGTTTGAATGACGCTTGTGATGATCTGCGGCAATACCGCAATGATCGTCTGAATGATCGTCGGAAGGTTTGTGACAAGGGCGGTCAGGAGCGTCACGCCCGTTTCGATGATCTGCGGGACGGCTTCAAGCAACGCCGAAATCAGGCTTTCAATCAGTTCCGGCAGCGCCTCCAGCAATACGGGAATCGCTTCAATGATGCCCTCCGCAAGCCCTGTGACAAGCTGCAACGCCGCTTCAATGAGCAGCGGAATGTTGTCAATCAGTGATTGCACAAGCTGTGTGACGGCTTCCACCGCCGCCGGAATCAGCGTCGGCAGCGCCGCCCCGATACCCTCAACAAGCGCGGTCAATAATTGCGCCGCCGCTTCGACTACAAGCGGCAGCGCCTCCACGATGCCCGTAATCAGCGTCGTAATCAGTTCCGCCGCCGTGCTGCTCAATTCCGGCAGCATATCTATGATGCCGTTTAACAGGGCTTCAAACAGGTTCACGCCGAGTTCCAGAAATTCAGGAATTAGCGGGCTGATCGCATCCAGAATCCCCTCCATTGCATTCGGAATCGTCTTTGCAAGATTCTGAATGACGGGAGAAATATTCTTTACGACGGATTTGAACGAATTTACGACGTTATCGCACAGTTGGTCAATATTTGCATCCGCGTCGCCCATGCCGGTAATGAGGTTTTGAAACGACGTTTTCAGCATTCCAATAGAGCCGGAAATCGTTTCTTCCGCTTCTTTCGCAGTCGTTCCCGTAATGCCCATTTCCGTCTGGATGACGTGAATAGCATCTACAATGTCGGCGTAGCTGGAAATATCGTACTTGATGCCGGAAATCTTTTCCGCGTCATCAAGCAACCGTTGCATTTCCTCTTTTGTGCCGCCGTAGCCCAGCTTCAAGTTATCAAGCATTGTGAACGTCTGCTTTGAAAATCCTTTGTAGGCGTTCATAATGCTGTCCATGTCAGACCCCATTTTGTTTGCGTTGTCTGACATATCCGTAATCGCTTTATCCGCGTAGTCTGCGGCTTTTTCTGTGTCCCCGCCGAGGCTGGATAACAAACTTGCGGAAAAGCTGGTCACGGTTTCCATGTATTCATTTGCAGACAGACCCGCCGTTTTGTAGGCGTTGTTCGCGTAGTCTAAGACTTTGCCGCTGCTGTCCTGAAAAAGCGTTTCCACGCCGCCGACAAGCTGTTCATAATCCGCATACGCGGTCACAACTTCAACGCCCAGCTTGACCGCCGCCGCGCTGATCGCCGCAAACGCCGCCGCTGCCGCCGTCGCACCGGCGACAAGCCCGGTTTTCAGCTTTTCGGAAAACTTCTCCGTATCTTCGTCGGCTTTCTTGACCTTGCCGCTGTATTTATCGACGGAATCAGCGCATTTGTCGGATGATTTTGCAGCTTCGTCCATGCACTTGTTGTTTTCGTCGATCTCATTGCCGAGTTTATTCAATTCGGCTTCGGCGCTGTTTGCCTGCGTCTGATATTTGTTGACGGCTTCCGTCGCTTTCTGCTGATTCGCTTCGGCGGTCGCAAGTTCCGTCTTGTATTCTTCGAGTTCCGCCGTCAATTTTGCCTGCTGTTCGGAAGTGTCCCCCTCCGCATCCGCAAGCGCATTCAGGGCGGCTTCGGTTTTTGCAATTTTGTCTTTCGCGCTCTGGACTTCGTTCCCGAATTTGCTTTGCGCGTCTTTTGCTTCTGACAGAATTTTGTTGATCGCGGCAAGTTTCTTTTCCTGCTGGTCATACATACCCGCGAGGGTTTCGCCCTTTGCAGACAACGCCGCGTAGCTGTTCAAATGTCCCGCAAACTGCGATTCTGTCAATTTCAGTTCACTTTTCAGCGTGCCGAGTTCGGAATTGATATTTTTTAGCGACGCGCGGTATTCGGCTTCGCCGTCAAGCTGCAATTTCGTTGATATTGTGCGCGTTGCCATCAGTTACCCTCCCCGTTGTTGCCTTTACCGTGTGCAATCAGATACAGTTCCCACAAGTCAAACACTTCCCCCGGCGGCATAAACAGCGCGTCAGCCGGAGAAATGCCGCACAGAACGGCTATTCTGTAATAGTCCGCGCGGCGAATCTTGTTTTTTTTTGATTCAATTCTTCAAGCCCTTCGTCAACTTCATCGTCTCCGGGGGCTGTGATCTCGCGCCCGTAGCCGAGTTTGATTGCGTTCGCAATCGCACGTTTCAGCGGGACGATTTCATACGGCTGCGTCAAAAGCGCGAAATCGTCGCGTTCCGGGATGCGCCCCGGCTCATATCCCAACCGGCGGCGGACGAGTTCGCCGCGCTCTGCAAGGATAGCAGCGGCGTTGCACGTTTCAAGGAAACCTTCGCGCGTGTCCTGTTCTATCTTTTCCAGCATCAGGCGCGTGCCGCCGTAAATGTCGCGGATGGTAAACATCGCTTCGCCGTCCATGACGAGGAAATACGTTGTACCCGCAACCGTGATTTTTGCCGCTTTCATTGTCTTTACCTCCATAGCGCCAAAGCGGGCGGCGGAATTGACCCGCGCGCCCGCTCTGCTGATTGTTTAACCGCCGCCACCCGTTGTCGGTTTGCCGAGTTTCGTATCGCACCACGCAATACAATTCGCTTCCGCGCCGTCACCTGTGAATTCCTTCGTAATGCGCCATGCGCCGGAATTGCAGCGGAAAATCGTAAACGTCGTGCTGGACGTGCCGAACGTGATAGACGAACCCTTTGTTGCGGCGCTGTCGTTGCCGAGGATTGCCTTTGTTTCGGGATGGAAGATGCCCTTGAAATAGCGGATACCCTTGCGCATGATGACCTTGTAGTACACAAGACCGCCGCGCGGGGCTACGTCGCCGTCGGAGTCCGTGACTTCGCCGCTTTCCACGTCCTTCGTCGCACCATGCAGGGCGGTTTGTACTTCGTCGGTCTTGTCATCTGTTTCCAGCGCCAGAGAGCCTGACGCGAACATATCGACTTTTTCCGCAAGCGCATCGTCGCCGTACAGTTCGCCGGAAGCGTTCGTAACGGTCAAATCCGCCTTGACCAGCTTGCCGATTGTGACTTTCTTTTCATAATCATACGTCGGCAATGCGCCGTCAGGCGTGGTCTTGATGGGCGCAAAAACAGGGCGTTTTGCTCCAAACTGTGCCATAATGTAACCTCCTAAAGATTCTTGGATTTCAAATACTTGTCATAGACACCCGCTGCCGCTTCAACGGCTGCGTCTGCCGATTTTTCGTTTGCTGTGTTGATGAATGGGCGGGCGGGTTGTCCAGCCTTGCCGTATTCGTTGACGAATGCGACCTCGGCGTTGCGGCGCTTGTTTCCGTCGCTGCGCGTCCCTTTCGGCGAAACGTAGATTGCGCGGCTTGCGCCCTTGACCTTCAATTTTTTGTCGTATGAAATACTTCCCGCCGTTTTGCCGGTCGCATATACGCCCATGCTCTGCGCTTCGGACTGCTGCGCGGCGGCGACCACTTCCGCCTCCGCCGTCAGCATTTCCAAAACGGTTTCGTCTGGCAGTTCCATAAGCGCCGTCATATCGTCAATCAGACCGTCAAGCCCCTGTGTCGATAATTCAGCCATCGTCAACGCCCCCGGAAATCTCGCATTCAAAAACGTAATGCTGCCCGGTTTCATCGGAGGCGGGCGTGATCGTCGGGCGCGTAAAGCCCCCGGCGACAAGCCGCCGCGTGATCTCCCGCCGGTACGCAAGCGAATTCTTTTCATGCGGCGCGTATAAATGCACCTGCGTCAGATAGCGCCAGTGTTGCGCATCATCGTCCCCGAAATCTTCCGGGATAGCCGTATAGTTGAAAACGATGTATTCCGTCGCTTTGCCCTTGTAGGTATCAGCGGCGACCGGCAGGAGGTCGGAAAACATCGTTTTCAGCGTTTCGTTGACATTCATGCGCTTGCCTCCTTGAATTCAGAGCATTCCAGCGTGTAGAATTCGCGCGCGTCCGTGTATGCCCGCTCGACCTTGTATTCCTTGCCGCTGAACAGCAAACGTTCCTGATTGCCATAATCGCCGTATCGGACTTTCACGGTTATTGCAAGATCAATGCCGATCTGCTTTGCGGCGTAGAATTCCGTGCGCTTGACGGATTGCACGTCCGCGAAAACGCGCGTTTCCTTCACGACTTCCGCCGGGTATCCGTCCGCGTCCGTGTCCGTGACTACGGCGCGGAGTATCACGACATCGCGCCAATACACGGGCTAACCTCCTTCCGCGACAATGTATTTATCCGATAGCGTCAGACCGTTCCGCTGCTCTTTGTACGATGCGCGGTATCGCTCCGCATCATCGTTGTCAAGCCCGAATTCAGCCTTTACGTACGTTTCGACCGCTTTCAGAATCAGCGGGTCAGTTTCGTCGTTTGCTTTTTCCTCAACAACGCCGCCGAGCGCAAGGTCTGCGCGGGCGGCGTTGATGAGGTCGGTAATTTCATTGTCGAAATCGTCGGTTGTCAGCCGCAAACGTTGACGGATAGCCGCGATATATTCGCTGCTAACTGCCATGTTCAGCCCTCCGCGTTACGCCGTGGCTTTCGTAAGATGCACGAATGCGCCGAGTCCGGCGACCGGCTTGCAGTCAAAGACGCACGCGCCGAGGTAGTCAATACTGTTGGTCGCAAGCCCGGAATGTTCAGAGCGAACAACCGTAATGTCCTGCGAATAGTTGCCGATGATGTACTCGAAATCGCCGTAGTACGCTTCATGTGCCGCAAGCGAACCAGTGAAGTAGACCTCCGCGCCCATGATGTAATACTTGCCGCCTGCGAATTCGATGAGGTTGTTCTTCGACTTGTTCATCAGCGGGAAGAAATCAGTAAAGAACGTCGCCTTGTTCATGCACCAGACGGCATTTCGCTCATAGCCGGACGCAAGCATACCGTAAAGCGAAACTACATTTTCTTCTGTCAGGGATGCCGTTTCCGCAACTGTCACCTGATCTGTGCCGTCCGTGTATGCGCCGCTTGTACCCTTGCCCGCGACCTTCACGCCGCCCGGCTGATCGCTGCCCGTACCCGTGAAGATGTAATTTTCGATCTTGCGGGCGATGGATTCGGCAATCACTTCGACAATGTAGCTTTCAAACGCGGACAGCGCCATTTCGGAAGATGCGCGGGATGCCTTGACCAGCTTGACGATTTCGTAGCCCGTCAGGGAAACGGAAGTCAGGCTGTCGGAGGCGGCGGTAATGCTTGCGTTCTCTGTGTGAAGCGCCGCGTCGCTGTTCGTGCCTTCGACGGCGAATTTGAAATTGCCGGGGACGTGGAAGATTTTGCAGCGCTGCAAAATCGGGGCGACCTCGTACATTTTCTTGATGATCTGATTCGCGGTCGTTTCCGGGATGATGGGCAGCGCGGAATTTGCAGCGGTCGAATACGCGCGCTGTTCGTAAACGCGCTTTTCATCGTCCGTCAGGGACTTGCCCTGCAAGGTTTTCAGCCATGCGGAACGATACAGCTTTTCCGTATCCTCTACGGGCAGGCTGCGGGCGGCGACGGGGTTTTCGATGGGATTGCCCATAGCCGAGCCGGAATTCAGCATACGTTCGATTGCCTGACGCTTTTCGAGTCCTGCATCTTCCTCATTCAGTTCGCGCAGTTCCTTTTCCAGCGCGTCAATGTCGGCGTTCTTGTCATCGGTAAGCAGCTTGCGGATTTCAGCCTTGCGCGCAGCGATTTCGGCGCGTCTTTTCTCAATGTTCATGTTTTTACCTCCATAAATTCAAAAAATGTGGGTTTTCAGTATGTCAAAGCTATCAGACGTTTCCTGCGCGCGGCTTGCTCCAAAGCCGCCAGTTCCTTTGAATGCTCCACTTCAAAGAAACTGCGCGCGGAAATTTCTGTGTCTTTGTACGCGGGAATATCCACCGCCGACACGTCGTATAGCTTCTTGACCTTTGTGATCGTGCGGGTATGCGTTACGCTGTCATACTTGGATTCGCGCACAGAAAAGGAAAAGGACATTTTATCGACATACCCGCCGTCGATTTCCTCATACAGTTCGCGCCCCGCCTGTGTGCCGCCGAGGTCGGCTTCCATGTGCAAGCCGCGTTCGTCGATGGTCAGCGTAAGCGTTTTATTGCGCAGACGGGCGACCACCTTTCCGCCGTGATTGTAGTTAAAAATCACGTCGGACATATCGCATTCGTCAAATGCGTTGCGGTCAATGACCTCGGAATACTTCACGCCGTCGTATTCAAAAAGAACCGTCGGCGTATCAAACACGACCGCCGTACCGCGCACGCGGTATTCGTCCTTTTCTTCTGCGCGTGGAACGAGGGAAAAATCCTGCACGGCGCGGTATTCGCGCCCTTGTTTCATACCCATAACGTTAAGCCTCCTTTGCTTCTCCGCCGTCCGGCTCTGTGGGCGGCGGGTCTTTTTCCTTCTTCGGGTCATCCGGCGGCGTTTCGCCGTCTGCGCCCGTCTGATACTTGTCGGCAAGTTTTGCATTGACCATGTTGAGCGTCTGGACGCGGCGCGCACCTTCTTCGCCGCCGATTGTCGGCATATCGAACATGGTCAAAATCTGGTCAAGCGTCGCCGCGCCGATCTCCGTCAGGAATTTCGCCGCCGTCACCTTTTCGGGCAGCGTTGCAAACTGCACGGAATTTGCGGCGAAAATGATGCGGTTGCCGTGTCCGATCTCCCGTTCTGTAAACAGCACGTTCGTGAACGCCTGCGTTAGCTTGCGGAAGAACGGCGCGATTTCGCCGCTGTAAAAAGCCTGTTCCTGCTGCGGGGTAGCCGTGTTTTCGACGATCTCTTTTGAAACGCCGAGGTAGTCATAAATTTCCGTCTTGATGTATTCAAGCTGATTTGCCGGAATCGGCGTTGTCTTGTCGTTCAGCGGCGTATAGTCATACTTGGAATCCGTGACCACGATGCCCGCGCCGTTGTTCTCCATGCGCAGATTGTCCCGTACGAAATCGTCACGGCGGCGGTTCAAATCCTCATTTTTCACGGCGTTTGAAACTTTCAGGATGCCGCGAATGACGGCGACGAGTTCAGCAAACTTTGACATGGACTGATTGAACGTGTTCGCCGTTTTCAAGACAGGATTCAGCGGGCGGTTGTCATCCCCGAAAATATCGTTTTCAAGGAAATGTCTGCGGATGTGGATAATGCGGGAATACTCGCAGATATACGACGCGCCCGTTGCGAATTTGAACCGGCAATACAGCGTTCCCATATATTCAAGCAGTTCAAAATACTGCGCGTTGATGGGATAGATCGCCACAAGCCGCCGTTGACTGTCAAAGACGGGATATGCGACGGCGTTGTTGTAGACCTTGTATTGTGCCGCCAGCTTGTAATAAAAATCAGCCGCCGTCATGTACGGATTCGGCTGATACTGCAAGATGCGGTCAACGTAGTCATTGACGGATACCGTCGTTTCCGGGGACTGCCGGACGTGGCGCGGCTGCGCGGTCGATGCGCGGCGGGCGAATGCGTCCACGGCGGAACGAACCGTGTTAATATCCCACATATTGCCGGAATACGGCGAAAAGGTCGATTCCCACGAACTAAGCAGCTTGTACGCATGAAAATCCTTGTCGCTTTGCTGCTTCTTCCCGAAGATCGACTGAAATAGCCCTCGTTTTTCTGCCATGTTGTCACCCCACCAAATACATATAGTCCTCGAAATCCCGCACATAGATGACCCACGCATTCAGGAGCGAAACCGCGCCGTCAATGCGGCGCTTGTCGGAAATCTTTACGGGCTGGATATTGTTGACCCCGCTTTTCTTGACTGCCGTGTTCGTCAGACACCAAAGCAAAACGGGGTTTTTGTTGTAATTCACTTTTTTGTCTGCGAATGCTGCGCCCATTTCGCGCATCGGCTGCGACCATGTAAACGGACCCTGCGCAACGGCGACCATTTCAAAGCCGTTGGAGGTCATTTCATCGACCCAGTAACCCGCGAGGGCGCGGTCATATCCGACTTTGTACGTGTCGATCTTGTATTCGTCGCGCATCTGGCAGAACCACGCCGTCACGTCTGAATAGTCCACGCGCACGCCGTCGCATACCGTCAGCAAACCACGGTCAGCCCATGTTTTATAGGGCGCTTCCTGCGTGTTGTGTTCGTCCAGCATTTCCAGCTTCTTCGCCGGTAAAAAGTAATGCTGTAAAACGTAAATTTGCTGGTCATCCCCGGATTTGCGAATCAGGAGCGTTGCGCACGTCAGGTCAGTTGTCGCGGACAGGTCACAACCGCCGATTGCGTACGTGTTATACACGTCCTGCATCGTGAACGTCGCGTCGCTCTTTACTTCGTCGTAGCTTAACCACGCCGCCGCTGTCACGGATTTTACGTTGAAATCCTTGCAGAGAACGCCGGGTAAATCTTCCGGGTTCTTCTTTGCCCGCTCGACGAATGATGCCAGTGTAGAATAACGCTTGATCGTGCCGAGTCCCGGATTCGCCTTTATCCACGCTTGCGGGTCTGTCCATTCGGCGCGGTCATCCAGTTCATACAGCACCGGCAAAAACGTATCTTCCGTGATCTTGCCGTCGGCTATGTTGCACGCCAATTCGTAAATGTTATCAAACACGGATTCGCGTACCGTGCCGGATGTGGTAATCATAATCACGATGGGCTGTCGGCGGCTGGAGGTCGATTGCTTCATAACTTCGTACAAATTGCGGTCACGAATGGCGTGCAATTCGTCGATGATAACCGCGTGGGAGTTTAGACCGTCAAGCGTGTTGGAATCCGACGCGAGGGCTTCAAAGATGGATGCCGTCGCCGGAAAATAAATATCGTTCCGGCGCTTTTTGATGATCGCGCGCAGTTCCGGCGACTGCTTGACCATGTTGACGGCTTCGGTCAGCGTCTTTTTTGCCTGATCTTTTTTCGTCGCTACGGAATAGATTTCCGCCGCGCCCTCATAGTCCGCGACAAGCAGATACAGCGCGATAGCCGCAAGCAGCGTCGTTTTGCCGTTCTTTCGGGCGACCAAAAGCAGCGTTTCGCGGAATCGCCGGTATCCCGTATCTTTTTCAAGCCAACCGAATAGCGTCTGAATGAACGCCTTTTGAAATAATTCCAGCTTCAACGCCGCGCCGAGTGTACCCTGTGACTGCTTGCAGAATTGCTCAATGAACAAAATCGGGCGTTCCCCGGTTTCTTCGTCGAAATAGTACGCCGAATCATCCGAGGGCGCGTCCATTTCCTGCATCAGCCGCCCGTAAACAGCTTTGACGCGGCGGCTTGTGACGATCTCGCCGCTTGAAATCCGCCCCCAGTATTCGCGCACATAGTTCATTATCTGCCCGCCGCTTTCGGCTTCGTAATAAACTGCATCAGTTCATCGCCCGCCGTTTTCTTTTCCTTTTCCGGCAGCAGGCTGATAAGCTGATTTGTCAGCGTCGAAAACGATTTGATCGTCGTGTTATAGGCGCGTAGGGCGGGGGACTCCCGACGCATTTTCTGTGCGCCCTGCACAAAATCTTCGATAAGATCGCCGTTGTTGATCGCGTCGGCAAGGCGTTCCAGCGTAACCGACGTGACCACGAATTGATTGATTAAACCCTCCGCGAATTGCTTCTTTTCTGTGGGTAAATCACGGAAAAGTTTTTTAATTTTTCGCTTTTTCGCGTCAATTTTTTCAGGGTTTGACATATCTTCGTATGTCTTTTTTTCTTCCGCCATATAATGTATGCCACCTCCTGAATTTTGCGTTACCCCCCCCTCATGTGCGCGACCGGGG